GCCCCGATGCCCCCGCGGCTGATGGCTCCCCCGGAGAGCCCGGCGACCCGGGCGCGCTTGGAGCGGCTCTTGCCGACCACCTCGGGGCCTGCGAGCGAGACGCCGAGCGGCTCGCCGCGCTCCAGAGATTGATAGAGGACTGACGTGGCCCTAATCCCGTTGAACCTTCCGCCGGGCGTCTACCGCAACGGCACCGACTACCAGAGCAAGGGGCGCTGGCGTGACGCCTCGCTCGTGCGCTGGTACGAGAACACCATGCGCCCGGTCGGCGGGTGGCGCAAGCGCGCCTCCGGCCAAGTCACGGGCAAGTGCCGCGGCCTCTTGGCGTGGCGCTCGAACGCGAACGTGCGGTGGATCGGCATCGGGACGCACTCGAAGCTGTACGCCATGAACGAGGCCGGGACCCTGACCGACATCACCCCGTCGGGCTTCACGGCCGGCAACGCCGACGCCGTGCTGAACCTGGGCTATGGCGGCGGCCCCTACGGGCTGTTTGCCTACGGCACGTCGCGGCCGGACACGGGCACGGTGACGCCGGCCGCGACCTGGACGCTCGATAATTGGGGCGAGTTTTTGCTGGCGTGCAGCAACGCGGACGGCAAGATCTACGAGTGGGACCTCAACACCGCGAACGACGGCGTGGCGCTTACGAACGCGCCGACCGGCAACAAGGCCGTGCTCGTGACGGCCGAGCGGTTCGTGTTCGCGCTCGGCGCCGGCGGCAACGCGCGTAAGGTGGCCTGGTCCGACCAGGAAGACAACACCATGTGGACCCCGGCGGTCACGAACCAGGCCGGCGACTTTGAGCTCGAGACGGTGGGCTCCATCGTCACCGCCAAGCGCCTGCGCGGCGTGAACCTAATCTTCACCGACGTGGACGTCCACACGGCGCAGTACCAGGGGCCGCCGTTCGTGTATGGCTTCGAGCGCATCGCCACCGGCTGCGGCCTCATCGGCGCGCAGGCCGTGGCGGCGGTGGAGTCGGTCGCATACTGGTGGAGCCCGAGCGGCTTCTTCATGTACGACGGCTTCGTGCGCCCCATCAAGTGCGACGTGCTCGACTACGTGACCGGCAACCTCTCGCAGACCCAGCGCTCGAAGGTCTACGCCGTCGCCAACAACCAGTTCGGCGAGGTGTGGTGGCTCTACCCGAGCACCGCAAACAGCGAGTGCGATTCGTATGTGTCGTACAATTACCGGGAGGGGCATTGGTCCATCGGCACCCTGGCGCGCACCGCCGGGACCGACCGCGGCGTCTTCACCTACCCGCTCATGGTCTCGCCGGACGGCTACGTCTACGAGCACGAGGTCGGGATGACCTACGACGGCGTGGAGCCCTACGCCCGCAGCGGCCCGGTGGAGTTCGGGAACGGCGAGCGGCTGATGGTGGCCCGGCAGGTCATCGCCGACGAGAGCACGCAGGGCTCTGTGTCGCTCCAGTTCGTGACCAAGTTCGCGCCAAACGGCGCGGAGACGACGAAGAGCTACACCATCGACTCCATCTACACCCCGGTGCGATTCACCGGGCGGCAGGTCGAGATGAAGATCACGGGCGCGTCTCCGGCCACGGACTGGCGCGTCGGCACCATGCGGCTCGACGCCGTGGCGGGGGGAGAGCGATGAAAGAGGTCGAGGGCATCGAGCACATCCAGCCATTCCGCGAGCTCATCGAGCGCGCGCTGGCCGAGGGCTATGGCCAGATGAACTACCACGATGTGCTCGAGGGCATCGCGCGCGGCGAGTACCAGTTCTGGGCCTCGAAGGACTCGTGCGTGGTCACGACCATCGACATCTTCCCGCGCATCAAGCAGCTCACCGTCATCATCGGCGCCGGCGACCTGCACGAGATTGACGACGTGATACGGCCGGCCATCGAGGGCTGGGCGCGGCACATCGGCTGCGACACGATGCTGATCATGGGACGCCCGGGTTGGCAGCGGGCGCTTGAGGGTTACAGACGCACCGCCGTGGTGCTAGAGAAAAAGCTATGAGCAATCTGTTCAAGTCCAAGAAGACCGAAAAGTCCACGACCGAGATCGACCCGAGGATCTACGACAGCGTCCTGCGCAACCTGCAGTTCGCCGAGCAGGTCGCGGCGATCCCGTACCAGCCCTACACCGGCCTCATGGTCGCGCCGTTCACGCGCGACTACATGGCCGGCGAGGCGGCGACGCGGCGCATCGCCCAGGAGGGCGGCTTCGTCCCAGAAGTGGAAGCGGCGGCGCGCGGCGCGCAGGAGTTGATGGGCTACCAGCCCGAGCGCATCGCCGCGGAGCGCGTTGGTGCGTCGCTCGCCGGCGGCCCGGAGCGTGTCTCTGCGGGCCGCGTCGGGACCACCTTCGCCCCGGAGCGCGTCGGCGCCGGTCGGGTCGGGACGACCTTCGCGGCGCGCGACATCTCCGCCCCGGGCGCGGCCCCCACGGCGGCGGCGGCCTCGGTGCTGGGGCGCGACATCGGCGCTTATATGAACCCCTACGAGCAGCAGGTCATCGAGGCCGGCCTCGGCGACATCTCCCGCGCCGAGGAGCAGGCGCGCGCCGGGCGCTCGGCCCGCGCCACCGCCGCCCGTGCCTTCGGCGGCTCGCGCGCCGCCATCGAGGAGGGCATCGCCGCCGGCGAGGCGGCCCGCGAGCGTAACCGCTTCGTGGCCGAGCAGCGCGCGCGCGGCTTTGCCGAGGCGGCGGCGATGCGCGAGGCCGACGTCGGCCGGCAGCAGCAGGCGGAGCTGGCGAACCAGGCCGCGCGCCAGAACATCCTCGAGATGGCGCAGCGTGGCGAGATCACTAACCAGCAGCGCGACCTCGAGCTCGGGCGGCTCGGCCTCACGGCCGAGACGGCGAACGTGGATGCGCAGATGCGCGCCGCGCTCGCAAACCAGCAGGCGCAGCAGGAGGCGCAGCGCCTCGGGCTCACGGCCGAGCAGGCCAACGTCGAGCAGGGCCTGCGCGCCGGGCTCGCGAACCAGCAGGCCGTGCAGGACTACATGAGAATGGGCTTGAGCGCCGAGGAGGCGAACCAGAGCGCAATGATGGACGCGGCCACGCGCAACCAGGCCGCCGGGATTCAGGGCGCGGAGTTCCGGCTCGGCGCCGGGCGAGACCTGGCGGGCTTCGGCCAGACGGCGCTCCAGAACCGCTACGGGGCGGGCGCGGCGCTGATGGGCCTCGGGCAGTCGCAGCAGGCGCTCTTCCAGGACATGCTCAACCGGCAGCAGGAGGAGTGGCAGCGGCGCCAGCAATACCCGCTCCAGCAACTCGCCATCCGGCAGGGTGCGGTGTCGGCGTCGCCGTACAACATCACCCAGACCGGGACCGTGACCGGGCGGCCGTCCTACTGGGACATTGGCTCGAGGGTCGCCGGCGCGTTTTTCCCGACCGGCTCCGACGAGGACATGAAGCGCGACATCCGCGGCATCAAGAACCCGCTCGACAAGGTGCGCCGCCTCAAGGGCATCGAGTTCGAGTGGGAAGACGGCTACGGCGAGAACGAGGGCGAGGACAACGGCGGCGAGGAGGACATGGGCATGTCGGCTCAGTCCGTCGAGCGCGCCATGCCCGAGGCGGTCTCGCGGCGTGAGTCGGACAACATGCGCCAGTACGATCTGCCGCAGGTGGTCGGGCTCTTGACCGAGGCCGTGAAGGAACTCGACAAGAAGGTCGGCGGGAAGCGCCGCGGGAAGGCTTGACATGGATTTTTTGAAGAAGCTGACCGACCGCGCCGCGCAGCGCCGCATCGCCATGGACGACGAGATGTTCAAGCGCTACGGCACGCAGTACGCCGAGGGCGGCGGCGTGCAGCGCGGGCTGATGCGCCTCGCGGCGCAGGGCGGCGATGAGGAGATGGACCTCGAGAGCACCTTTAAGCCCAAGCTCGGCCAGCCCACCGGCGCCGACCCGATTGAGATTTACCGCAAGCTGTACAGCACCTACGGCGGCCGCAAGACCCGCGGCCTGCTCTTCGACTGAGGACCACGAACATGGCAGAGAAGCCCAAGAAGCCCGGACTCTGGAGCCGCTACGTCGGCGGCCTCCTCGGGGAAGACTACGAGAGCATGAGCCCCGAGGAGCGCCGCTCGGCTGGCCTCTCCGTGCTGGGCGTCATCGCCCGCGGCATGGCCTCGCCGGAGGCGGGGGCGGAGGCCCTGCGGCTCACCCGCGCCGGCCGCGCCGCCGAGCGTGAGTCCGCCGGGCTCGCCCGCCGCCAGGCCGCCGCCGAGGCTCTGATGCCGCAGGTGGTCGGCCGCCTCTTCGGCGGCCCCGCCGGGCGGCTTGAGAGCCTCCCTGGCGGCGAGGGCGGCGAGCTGACCTCGCGCTACCGCCAGGACCCGCGCAGCGCCCTGGCGGCGCTCTACGGCTCCCAGGCGGGCCGAGACCTCTCCCAGATGGCCCCGGACCTCGCCAAGCTCGCCACCGAGGGCACCCTCGGCCGCACGGTGGGCGGGTCGGTCTACAACCCGCTCACGGGCGGCTTCACGGCGCCGCCGCGAGAGGCCGGCACGACCACGCTCTCGCCCGACGAGGTGCGCCGGCTCGGCGCGCCCCCGGGCACGATCATCCAGCGCGACCCTAGCGGCAAGCTGACCGTGGTCCCGGTGCCGCGCGCGGCCGTGGGCGGCGCCGCGCCGCGGGCGGCGGTGGGTAGCGCTGCGCCCGGGGCGCCGGGGGCGCCGAGTGGCGCGCCGGGCGGCGCGGCCATGCCGCCGGGAATCCTTCCGCCGGAGCAGGCGCGCGCGCTTGGCTTCCGCGAGGGCTCGGTGGTCTACATCGACCCGAAGACGGGCAAGCCGCAGGTGCTGCAAGCCGGACCGACAGGGCCTGCGGCGGCCGCCGCAACCGGGGCGCCCGGGGCGCCGGGTGCTGGCAACGAGCGGCAGCAGTCCGGGCGGCAGATGACCCGCCAGGCGGCGCTGCAATACGCCGCCAACATCACCGGCGAGCCGCTCTCCAAGATCCAGGGGATGTCGCCGGCAGAGATCGAGGCGCTGATGGTGCAGAAGGGCGGCCGCGTGATGCAGGGCGCTCGGGCCCGTATGCTGTCTGGGTTGCCGCTAATCGGCGACTTTGGAAGGGCCGTCGTCGAGTCGGTCAACGCCGACCTCATGGCCCCGGCTAACCAAGGCGGCGCCGGTATCGCCATGCAGCAGAACCCGACCGGGGCCATCACGGCGGCGGACGTTGATGCGGGCCGCGCGCAGTTCCCGAATGCCATGTACCCGATTGACGTGCAGGCCCAGATGATCCGCACCATCCTCGAGCAGGGCGGGCAGGTCGAAGAGTACGACGCCAAAGGAAACAAGGTGCGCTAATGCCTATTCAAGTCCAGATGCCTGACGGCACCACGGCCCGGTTCCCCGACGGCACCCCGCCGGAGGTCATCGAGAAGGTGCGCCGCGAGAAGGCCGCGGCCCTGCAACGCCAGGCCGAGGCCTCCGGCCGCACCGGCTTCCTCCCCACGGCCATCCAGGCCTTCGGCCAGGGCTTCACCTACGGCGGCGCCGACGAGCCCATCGCGGGCATCGAATCGGCCGCGGGCGTGATGCCGTACCAGCAGAGCCTGGCCTCGCAGGCGGCCGAGCGCGAGGCGATGCGCCGCGCAAACCCGCTCACCTACGGGGTCTCCGAGCTCGTCGGCGCGGTGCTCTCGCCTAACCCCGTCGGCAAGGCCGGCGCGGTCGGCTCCGCCTACGCGCGCCTCGGCCGCGAGGCCGCCATCGGCGGCGGCATCGGCGCCGCGCAGGGCGCGCTCGAGGCGCAGCCCGGCGAGCGCCTCTCCGGCGCCGTGACGGGCGGCGCGCTGGGCGCCGTCGCCGCGCCCGCCGTCGGCGCCGCCGGCAGCTTCGTCCGCGGAGGCTCGGCCGTGATGGGCCGCGCCTTCAACCCCAACGAGCCGCGCGTCGCCGCGCAGCAGGTGCTCGGCGCCGTGCGCGAGTCCAAGACCAACATCCCGCGCCTCGAGAGCGACGTCGCGCTCACCTCGCCCGGCGAGACCGTCCCCTTCGGGATGCGGCTCGGGATGCCGGGCCAGCTCGCCACCGAGCGCGCCGGCATTGGCGGCGGCGAGGCCGCAAACATCACCCGCGAGGCGTCGCAGGACATCCTCTCGGGCTCAGGCGCGCGCGTCATGGGCATCGTCAACGAGATGACGGGCGGCAACCGGCAGTTCGCGCAGGACATCCTCGACAAGCTCGAGGCCGCCCGCAACATGAACGCGAGCGAACTGTACGGCAAGGCGCGCGCGGTCGGCATCGTCCCAGACCAGGAAGTGGTCGAGATGATCGCCCGCGACCCGCTCACCCGCTCGCTCTACAAGCAGGCGCAGACAAACGCGCTGCGGCAGGAGAACCTCAAGCTGCCCGACCTCTTCGACAAGGAGGGCAACCTGATCGCCAACGCCTACCCCTCGGTGGCGTCGCTCGACTACCTGCTGCGCGCGCTGCGCGCCAAGAAAGACAAGGCATTCCGGGCCGGCGACGTCAACGCCAGCGGCATCAACGCGCTCTTCAAGTCGCTCGACGAGAAGGTCAAGGGCTTGGTGCCGGAGTACCGCGACGCGCGCGCCAAGTTCGCCGATGACTCGGAGCTCATCAAGCTCTCGGAGCTCGGGAAGCAGTTTGTCAACATGCCGCAGTCGCAGCGGCAGGTGACCCTGCGCGGGCTTTCGCCGGAGAAGCTTGAGGTCGTCCGCGCCACCGCGCGCGACACGTTATACAACAACCTAGCCTCGGCAAATGACGCCGGGCTTGCGCGGATGCTGACCTCGACCAAGCAGAACCGCGACCTGCTCGACTTCCTCGCCGTGACGCCAGAGCAGGCGGCGCAGGCGGCGCTGCGCATCAAGCAGGAGCGCCAGCTCCAAGAGTTCGCCCGCAACATCAACCCCAACATCGGCTCGCGCACGGCGCGCACCCAGGCGGCGGCCGGGCAGGGCGTAGACCAGCTCGCGGCGGCAGAGCAGGCGATGCAGTTCGCCGCCGGCGGCCCGGAGGGCAGGGTCATGACCTTGCTTAACCTTGCCGGCGGCCGCCTGCGGGGCCTTACGCCGGATGCGCGCGCCGACATGGCTCGGATGCTGGTGCAGACAGACCCTGAGCAGCAGGCGCAGATCCTCTCGCGGCTCAAGATGGAGGACCAGCTCCTGATGCGCGAAGAGTTGGAACGCGCGCGCAGGCGCCTGATGGACGTGCAATTCGGGGCCAAGGTGCCGGGGCTTCTCTCGACCGAGGATTAAGGCTAGACTCGCCGCACCCCAAAAGGGAGGCGAAGCCCATGCCCAAGCAGGACCCCGCCCGTCGCAAGACCGACCGCCGCCTCGGCGTCCCTCGGTCGTTCCGCCTTTTTGGCCATCGCGTCCGCGTCCGCGTCGTCCGCGGCGACAAGTGGCCGCACCCGAAGAACACCATCGGGATGTGGGACCCCGACCAGAAGCTCATCGAGCTCTGGGCCGACCAATGCGACAGCGCGCTCGGGCAGGTCTTCTGCCACGAGCTCGTCCACGCCATGCTCGACGAGATCAACGAGCACACGCTCTCCCGGAACGAGAAGTTCGTGGACAACCTCGCCAGCGTCCTGCACCAGGCGCTCACGTCTTTCAGCAACCGTTGAGGCTTCATGCGAATCGTCACCGATGAGGAGTTCATCGAGGCCTGGCGCAGATTCCAACGCCCCACCAAGGTCGCCGACGCGCTCGGCATGAGCAGCCGCGGCGTGTTCGAGCGCCGGCGCAGCATTGAGGCCAAGCACGGCATCGCGCTGCCGTCGCTCGTGAAGAAGAACGGCGGCCGCACGAACGACGCCGCCCGCCGCGCAGACGCCATCGCCGCCACGCGCGCCGAGAGATACGAGGGCGAGATGCACGACACCATCGCCGACGGCGTGGTGCTCGTGGCCTCCGACTGCCACTACTGGCCCGATGTCGTCACCGAGGCCCACCAGGCATTCTGCCGACTCGCCAAGGCCCTCAAGCCCGTCATGGTCGTGCTCAACGGCGACATCCTCGACGGCGCGCGCATCAGCCGCCACCCGCGCATCATGTGGGAGCAGCAGCCGCAGCTGAAGGACGAGATCCACGCCGTACAGGACCGCTGCGCCGAGATAGAGCGCGCGGCCGGCACCGCAAAGCTCGTGCGCACCATCGGCAACCACGACGCGCGCTTTGAGAATTACCTCTCCGGCCGCGTCTCCGAGGTCGAGGGGATGCCCGGCACCACGCTCCTCGACTTCCTGCCGAAGTGGCGCGCCGGCTGGGCGCTGCACCTCAACGCCCGCACCGACGGCTGGACCTGCATCCGGCACCGCCCCGTCGTCGGCGGCATCCACGCCGCGATCAACTCGACCCTCAAGGCGGGCGTGAGCTACGTTCACGGGCACTTGCACCAGCTCAAGGTCACGCCTTGGGCGGACTACCGCGGCCGTAGATACGGCGTAGACACCGGCACGATGGCCGACGTCGGCGGCCCGCAGTTCACCTACGTCGAGGGCGGCCCGCTCAACTGGGCGTCAGGCTTCGCGGTGCTGACCTTCCGCGATGGACGGCTCCTGCCGCCCGAGCTCTGCGTCGTGGACGACGGCAAAGCGTGGTTCCGCGGCGAGGCGGTCTAGCGCTTTCTCGGGTCCACGCCGGCCAGCATCGAGGCGTACCAGAGCAGCTTCTTGGCGTCCTGCTCCGCGGAATCCTTCAGCCCTAGGCGCCAGTTGTACTTCGCAATCTGGCCGCGCAGGTAGCCGCGGAACTCCGCCGGCGAGAGCTGCGCCGCGATGGCGTCGATGCACTCGATGTCGCCGGCGCGGTAGTGGTTTGGATTGATTGGGTCGGTCATGTCATCACCCACAGCAAAAAAGAACACCAGAGCAGGATTAAAACGCAGGCGATGACGGCATCGCGCAGCAGCCGGAAGAGCGGGCGGAAGTCAGGCGGCTTTTCCATTGTGAGGCTCCTTCGTGATGCCGTGAAACCGCTCGGCGGCGCGGAAGCCGTCGCGGAAGTCGAGCAAGTACTCCGGGTCTCGCGCCGACTCGTCGCCCGCTTTGACAATCTCTGAATCCGTCGCAGGCTCCCGCTTGGCGTCCGGCTCCGCGAGCGCAGCGTCGAGGGCGGCGAGGGCTTCACGCATCACGCGCACCGGGGCGCACTCCCGGCATTTCTCCTCCCCGCAATCATCGTCTGAAGCGTTGACGATTCCACGCAACGAGTTTCGGATGTGCAGCCCCACAGCGCGGGGCAGGGTGATGGTGTCGGTCACGGCTTCACCTCCTTCGGTCCAGAACACTCGCCCTTGAACATCGCCTGGCACCGCCCGCCGCCGTCGAGGCAGCTCGGGTACGCGCAGCCGGCGCGCTGCCCGCGCAACCGCTCGAGCTCGGCCTCGAGGCGGTCGATGCGCTCGGAGTATGCCGCGCAGCGCAGCAGGGCGCTCTCGCACTCGCGCCGCCATTCCTCCGGCGTGTGCGGCTTGGCGAGCCACTCCTTATCCCAGTCGTCGAGCTCGATGGTCATTCTTGATCCTCCGCGCTGTGCCAGTCGCGCTGCCGGCGCAGGAACGTCGGCCACTCGATTCTGGTGGTCCAGCTGAGATCCTCTATCAGCACCTGGTTGGTCGGCTGCGCCGTGTATCGGCCGTTCTCGAGCTGCAAAAAGTAGAACTCCTTGCTCTGCGCCGGCGAGGCGCTGAAGGCGTCGCCGACCGGCGCCAGGGTGAAGAGGTACATGCCGCCGTGCTCGGCGCCGTCCTGCAGCCGCACCCGCGCATTCATGGAGTGCAGGTACGGATATTCAAGGGTCGTGAATTGCCACCCGTAGGCGTCCCAGGTCTGCGCCTTCGCGGCGCTCCACGGCGGCGCGCCCTTGTCGGCCGCGAGCTGGTGCAGCGGCACGTTGCGGTAGACCGCGCCGCATTCAAGCAGCACGTGGCACCCGAACGCGCGCCCGGGCCACGACGTGAGCCCGAACCAGACCGCGCGCAGCGGCTCGTGCTTGCCGATGGCGTCGGCGTCGATCCAGACGTACTGATGCGCGGGCAACGGGCCGGCGTGTGTGTGCAACGTCATAAAGTGCCGGCTGTCTGGTCGGGGCCGGTCTCCGGGGAGGGTTCTCGCCAGACTCGAGTGTGAAGGTCAGGCCGCGCGCTTCTTCAGGCGCTCGTTCAGATCGTACAGCGCACGCAGGTGCAGGAACGCCGGCCAGGCGTCGTCGTCCAGGCTCGGGTAGTAGTGGTGGCCGAAGTCGCCGTTCTCCTTCGAGAACCGCAGCAGGTGGTAGCCGCCGTCGATGCGCCTGTCGGTCGTCTCCTCGTAGGCCTTGGCGTAGGCCGCCAACTGGCACAGGTACTCCGGCCAGACACCGTTCGAGGTCTTGAAGTCACCCAGCACCAGCTTGCCGTCGAGGCGGCCGATGAAGTCCAAGGTTCCGCCGTAGCGGTGCGCCTCGGAGATCACCTTTACCTCGCAGTCGACAATCTCGAGCTGCGTCCCCTTCACCCAGAACTCGAAGGCCGAATAGGCCGACGCCGCTCCGGCCCGGAACGTGTCCCGGTTCACGACGGTCGCCGCCTCGATGCTCGACTCGAGCACCTCGGTCGGCGAGCCGCCCTTTACCCAGGCCTCGCACATGGCGTGGACGCAGGTGC